TTCCCGTCTTCTAAACCGGCCGAAAAGTCCGCCATTTTGAGTACATACGGAATGCTTGCCACATCTACGCCCTGTTTGATTGCTTCAAAAACAGCAGACTGGTTAATTTCCGCTGTTGTTTTTGCGCTGTTAGCGGTATCTATAGCCGCCTGCATTTTTGCAATGTCGGGTGTGTTCTTGGCTTTCTGCTCCTTGAAAGCACCGATTGCCTGTTTCATCTCATCTGCTGACAATCCTTGCTCTTTGAAGTATGACTTTAAAACCGTGTCCTCTGTCACGCTCTGCTTGCCTGTAATAAGGCTTGCGAGCTTGTCATAGTCAAATGCAGGTGCAGGGTTGCCCTGCGGTGTCGGCTGTGTTTCGTTTGGGTTAGGTGTTGGGTTATTTTCTGCCATATTTTATCAATCCTTTCAGTTATCGGGTGTCTCCCGTAATCAGTTTATAGAGTGTCTCTCTGTTTCAGTTTTGCACGGTGTCTCCCGTAGTTTAGCGTCTTCGGACAATAAAAAAGCACCTGTGCAGTCACTCACAAGTGCGTTTTAAGCTGTTTTTGTTGTCTTTCTTTTCGGCTTTTCCGTAGCGTTTGGCTTAACCTCCGCCGCAAAGCCGCCGTCAATGAGCTGCTTTGCTCTCTGCTCGGAGCACTCAAAAACTTCATTAATCGGTCTGTTAATAAACCCCTCGGTTTTATCGTTGAACGATGTAATTACTCTTACTTTCATTTTGTCACCGCCTTTCTAACCGGTCGAAATCGACGGGTTTAAATACAAAAAAGCACTCTGATTTCTCAAAGTGCTGATTTGATGTATTAAGTTTTATCTTGGCAAGTTATAGGCAAGTTAAAAAGTCCGAAAACAAGCCGTTTTTACGAATTGTAACCCTTTACGGGCAAGTTAAAATAACAAAACCGCTCTTTTTAGTGTTTAATTACCCTGTTTTCAAACTTCTTGTACGCATCAAAGTACATTTCGTCTTTGTCACCGTTGTATGTACACTCATAATACATACCGTCACGGAGCGTTGTTGACAGAAGTGCTTTGCTGTTTTGCAGTGTTTTACAAGACCAAACAACGTATACGCAAAAGTCGACTTCGCCGTCTGATTTATCAAGATGTTCTGTTGTATAGTCTTTTACTGTCCTTTTTGCAAGTTTCAAAAATTCTTCATTAGTCATTTCACATTTCCTTTCGCATAAAAAAAGCACTCAATCCGATTGATTAAGTGCTAATAATAAACTTATAAACCTGGTGTAATTTCTTTTATTCCCTTTGCGGCTTTATACATTCTTTGCATAATAGAGTTTTCTCGCAAATACTCAAGACCTTTTAAAGTGATTTCGGGTCTTGTCAATTCAACTTGCGGATAGGAACAATCATAAGACTCCCACACATTCACTCCTGTTATATATCCGCTGTCAAAAAGCATTTTTATTATTCTACACCATTTTGGTTTAGATATTTCCAACGATTTGTAACTTAATATTGAGTTATCAAATTCAGATATATCCATACTGTTTTCTAATTTCTTAAGTATTTCATATATAATCTTAAAATTCTCATCCATAAATACACCTTTCTAATGCGAAAACCGCTCACAAGGAGCGGTTAGTTAATAGTCGATTTGAAGCATATGTCTGCCTGTTTTTTTGAAATATTCTTCATCGGCTTTTTTAGCCTCTTTCTTAATTTCGTTTGGAGCGTCATCCTTAATACTTCTATATCCGTTTTTTAAGGGCGTCATCCACTTGTAAAATTTTGCAAAAGTGTCAGTCATTTAATCAACTCCAATTATTATATTTACAACTTCCTTCGCTGTAGCTCTTGATTTCTTAGTCATACTCTCAGCAATACATTCGGAAATAAAATCATCTATGTTAGTCATGGAATATCTTGATACCGAATATTTTTTTATATCAATATCTATCGGTTCATTTAAACCATCCATTATTTTACTTATTTGCTCAAGTTTATCATCCCACAATGGGTCATTTAATCTGTGTTCAAGCTGTATTGCATGACCTATTTCGTGTCTAAAAGTATGCAAAGAGTGAGCAGAAGACCATTCACCTGATTTTTTCATTTCTTGTGCCTTTTGTGCATGCTTAGACAGTGCGTTTTTCTTGTTTGCAAATCTTAGCAAAAGTTCTCCTGAATTGTCATAAAATGCACCGTAATCTGATGAAGTTTTGGAATTAAGCACTCCAACTCTTGAAATGGTTGTTATCTTGCCGAATTTGTCCTGCATTTTTTCAAATTCATCGGTAAAATTTTCTTGAACAGCTTGCGTAACACCCTTTTCAAATTCTATTATATCATTATTTTCGGAATTTTCAACACTTCTGTTTGTATTTTCTGTATTGCTGTCAGATTTTTCAATTTCTGTGTCAGTCAAAAACTTTTGCTCTTGAGTATCAGATATTTTATGAACAGAATTTTTGTTTTGCTCTTCAAGCCTATCCGCCCTATCGTGCCACTCGTCTGCTCTTGCTTTAGCAAACTTCTTGTTATCCTCGTCAAGGCTGTATTTTGCCCTGCGGTCAAAGCGTTCGGCTTGTTTTTCTGCATGCTGTTGCTGTACTTCAAGTCCTCTTTGGCGGTCAAGCTCTGCAAGCTCGTCATCGGAGAGAGGTCCGCCCAAATCGTCAAGTTCAGGGTAGTAGGTGCTTGTGCTGTCCTTACAGCGTGGGTGAAAAAGTCCCTCCGCTATGGCGGTTGAAAGCAGCGGATAATCACCGTCCGACTTTTTGCCGTTTGAATACACATCATCAATAAACACCTTGCCGATATATTTTGCACAATCAGGGCAGCCGCCCTGCCTTGAGTTTACCACAACAAGGGAAAGCCCGTACTTCGCTCTTTCTTCACCTTCACCTCTTAGATATGCTCTCTTGTTCGCCGTCTTGATTGCCATATCCGCATAGTCTGAAAGCGTGTGTCTTGCACCGTTTTTGTACTCCACACAATTAAGCCCTGCGTTGAGCATATCTTTACAAGCCATATCAACTGCTTTTTCGTAAGTGCCTGCACCGGTGTTTGCGTACACCTGAGCATTGAAGATTGCCTTGCGATACTTGTCATTGCTCATTCGCAAAACTGCCGTTTCTGCCCTCTTTAAATCGTCTGTGGTCGATTTTACAAGAGCATTGAGCTTTAGGTTATTGACCTTAAAAAACTCGCCTGTGCTCGCTCCTGTGGGCATATTCGGTGTAAAGCCGTTCTTAATAGCCTCGAGGATTTTTACTTCCTGTTCTGCGTTGCCGTCGGCTCTTGCGGTGTGTATCATCTCTTCAACCTTGCTGTTAATGCTCTTGAACTGCTTGCCGAATTTTTGGGCGTTCGTTTTGCGGTACTCCTCAAGCGCCTTTAGTTGTTCTGCCTGCCATTGGGTCCAACAAAAGTTATTATTGTTTTCTTCCACCCTGTGACGGCTGAAATTGCGCATCATACTGTCAATAAGTTCATTTTCGATTTCTTCAAAGGCTTTTCCGATATCATAATCACTCATCTGTCAGTCCTGCCAAATCGTCGAATGACGAGGTTTCTTTCTCGCTTGCGATGCCCTGTTCTTCTTTTATCCTCTGTACCTCTTCGGCTTTCCAATCGTCCGACTTACTGTCGCCGTACAATTCCTCGACCGAGGTTTCAACAGACATCAAACCGCCCTGTCTTGCTTTTGATACAGTTTCAACCTGACTTTCAAATGACGGATTGGCGTACTCACCAAAGTTTACGGATACCTCTATTCCGTCAACAATTCCCTTGCCGTTAAGCTCACTGTCGGCATTCAGCACAGCATTTACAAGGCTCTGCATAGCGTTCTCGGTGAGCTCAACAAGGTTCTGTCTTGTATATAGAGTTGTTTTCTCTTTTTCTCTCTGTGCCTCGGCATTATCAAGTTTTTTGGTATCAATACCGAGCGTTGACGGAGATATAACACCTTGTAAACAAAGGTCAAGTGCGGTGATGTATGAACTTAAATAGCTTTCGTGCTGAATCTGCGGACTTTCGGTGTAAATCCTATTGCCGTTGCCGTTTTCCGACATATCGTTTCCTACTGCAATAAATCGGTTGTCAAACGGATTTGGCGATATCGGCTGACAGGTTTCGGGATTTCGAGGGATAAGACATTCAGGCACATACTGCTTTGTTCGGCAGGCTCTTAAAGCGTCCATCCACTGCGACCACACCTCGTCAAGGCTGTCGAAAGCGTCTGTTTTTATGCCAATAATGCCCGCACCTCTGCCCTTGTGGCACGATTTGCCGTAAATAACCGGTACTGCCCACATATACGATGTATCAAAGGTTACACCGTTGCTGTCTATCCAATCAAGTGCCTTAACTGTGTGTAAATCGACCTCTCTGCCGTTATCATCATACAAAACATAACGAATATAGCCGTAACCGTATGTTTCCTCAAAACGGAAATGTCGGTGATTTTGCGTGTAATCGGTATAAAACTTAACTTCTCTGATTCTGCCGCGCACATAAGTAAAGTCGATGTTTTCGGCAGGATACCATTCAACAATCGGAACATCTGATACAGCCGTGTCAAAGCTGACCTTAAAAGCACCGTCACCGACAACACATAGGTCAAGGAGCATTTGCTTTATTACACCTGCGAGTTTGTTTTCTTTCTCTATCTCCGCCCACCGTTCGGCATAAGCTGTCGTATTTTTGCTTGTAACCTCTGTACCGTTGTAGTCTGCAATCACAATATTAGCGAGTGTATCGCAAATGAGAGCGGGCAAGCCTGTGTGGATTTTTCGTATTTTCAGCCCTTTGGTACACTCGGCAGCCCAAAAGCGTGTTTTGTCGCTGTCAAGCTGTGTGTAAAGCTGTGAAAGCTGTCTGCTGTTGCCCCAATACCAAATGCGGTTGGTAAAGCATTCAGTTTGATGATTGCTCGTTTCGTCAACGGTTATCGTTCTGTCGGGCGCTTTAGTGATATGTAAAAAATTTCTTAATCCTGTTCTTATTGTATCAGCCATTCTGTTTATCAGCCCCATTTATTTCACTTCCAATAATATTTTTCCAATAATATTTTTAAACGGCAGCCACGCATACTGTCCACTGTTTATACAATGGTCGTGGCCGTCCTCGGGTGTGTTGTCTTTATCCTCTCGCCAGCTGTAAATTTCAAACTCGGCAATCGTGTTTTTACAATGTTCAAGAACAAAATAACAGTCAGTGGCAAGCCAGCCAAGCACAAGGTTAATTCTGTCAATAATCTTGGTTTTCTTCCAGGCATTTGCGAAGTCATAAATGCAGCCGTGCTGTCGCTTGTACTTTTGATATTCTGTAATCGTTGCTTGGTCCGCATTATCAATAAAAGCAGTTCTCGCAAAGCCCCACTCCTCTCGGTTGCGGTCAAGAAAATCAATGAAATTTCGTACCGTATCACTCGGAGCAATCGGAGTTTGAAGTTCGGCATTGTTATACACCCTCTCGTCAAGCTGAATACACTTGCCCTTGTTTGTAATACCGAAAAAGGTCATTGCGATTGTGTCGGGTGACTTCTGCGAATATGCGGTGTCAAGTCCTGCCGTAAACTGAATAAAATGCTCGCTTTTGCGGTCGGAGTTTAAAAACCGCTTTGCCCATTCTTTTGTTTTTATGTGCCTTGCCCTCTCAAAGTTTGAGAATACAAGCCCTGTTGCCCTGCCTCGCAATCCTAAGATTTTGTTTTTATAAAGCTTTGTTCCTTTTGGAGCAGAGGCTTTTTTCTTTTCAACCTGTTCGGGTGTAAGGCTTAAATTATCGGTAAAAGAAAAGAACCAATACCGCCAATCCGGCACAGGTTCTTCGTTAAGCTCCGTCATAATCTCGGGCGGAACATCTTTTGCATATTTCTTAAACGGTCTTGAACGGTTCACAAATTCCTTGTAAACAGGCAAAGACGGGTCATCGGGGTTAAGCGTTGCAAGCAAATAGTCATTTCGGGTTGACATCTCTCGGATAAACTCAATATCGGCGGTGTTTATCTCATCAATATACACACAGCCAAATTGTGCACCGAGTACCATTTCCCATTTATCTCGACTGCTGTAGCCGAGAATATAGATAATTTTGCCCTCAAACTTGATATGCGGGAGCTTGTAGTCCTTGTCGCCGTTGCCACAGTAAACTGCGTTACGGTGCAGGTCGAGAATACCGTTATCCTGCTGAATGATAGTTTCCTCCGCCTTGCCGGTTGTCTTGGCGGCAATGGCATGTATCTTTTTGGAACTTTGCGACACCATTCGCATAAACTTTACACCGGCACCGACCGTTGTCTTGCCGGAAGCAGTAGTTAAGTACCCTCAAGAAAATCCGCACTTACATTGTTTACGCTGTTGATAAAATCTATATATTTTTGTGACAATGGGAATTTACTCGAAGGCATTTACATCACCTCCAAAAGCTCATAACCAATAGGCTTTGTTGCTCCGTGAAGATAGTTGTATATCGTCTTTTCATTTACCCCTAGCTTTTTGGCGGCTTCTGATTTAGAACCAAAAACACATTGAACTTTGCCGTTAACGATCATTTTCAGCTTCTTCTTACAACGATTTTGTGCTTTGACAATGTTGACTTTACATTCTTCTCGATAATCAGCCTTAGTTCTATATGCGTGTTCACTATTCTCTTGCGGCGTGCACCATTCAAGATTATCAACAACATTGTTTTCTTTGTTTCCGTCAATATGATTAACATATGATTTGCCCTCAATAGGCGGAAGAAAAGCTTCTGCAACAAGTCTATGAACGTGAACAACTGTAGGTTTTTCATAGGGCACAGTACCCGTTCGTAAATTAACTCTCAGATAGCCGTTGCTTGCCTTACGCTTACTCAGAACATTACCTGAAATATTGTTGCGAACATTTCCGTAATTGCTTACCGAGTATCTTTCAAAACCCTTTAATGTAACTTTCTTGAATATCTCTTTCATAGTTGTAACCTCCAACTTATTTTGTATCTTATTCGTCAAGCCCCTCACCGCCTAACTGTCTGAACACATCAGAGAGCTTTTCGGATTGCTCAACCTTTGCGTCAACCTTGACAATGTATTCACCAGTCATTTTGTTGAGTGTATCAATCGCACGAATACGGTCTGACGGGTCCTGCTCGGCACTCTTTGCAATGTCAGAGAGAGCAACCTGTCTGTCCTTAGCACTCATAATGCGTTCATCTTTGAGCTTGTCGGATAACTCTTTGATGTATTTTGAAACTCCAACATTCTCCAACAATTCATACGCTCTTGCGTTTGCGTAATTTTCTGAATATCCTGCCTGTATCGCACTCTGAACGGTGTTACCGCTCTGCGCATAATATTCCGCAAACTTCCTCTGTCTTGCATTTAATTTGTCTTTCACGGTATCACCGCCCTTTCTAAAAATAAGCAAAAGAAAAGACAGCACATTTCTGTACTGTCTTTAAACACAGGTTTCCGGAGTTGCACCGGAATCTGTAAAAACTGTTTTCCTATTTAAACTATCCCCTGCGTTTATAATATTATATCAATAAATTTCTAAATATTCAAGTGTTTTCTTTTTCTTTCCCATTTATTCAATAATACACTTACATATTTCTGTTCTTTATCAGTCAATTGACGATCTCCAATTTCATTATGTTCATAACCCAAATGGGTATGTGGCATCATTCCATTATGAGGTCTACCTTTAACGTCAATTTGTTTTATTCTTTCGCCGTAGTTGTCATAAAAAGTAACACTTTTGATGTTGCTCTGTTTGTCAAGAGTAGCATACACTCTATTTTTTGTCATAGTTTCCATAGGAGCTTTTATCGAAGTATTACCATTCATACGAATTACTTTTATTTCACCAAATTGAGCAACTGCTTTGTATTCCGTACCGTACTTTTTACCTTTATCGCTTATTCCACTTGAAGAACCTCTTCCGCCCATTGTAATACCCCTTTTGGATTTACTATGATTTAATTTTCTTGCCTGTTTTCCAGTCAATTCCTTGTTTAGCCAGTAATCGCCTTGCGGCTTGTGTCGATTGATTATCAGGGTGTCCGTGAGCGGTTGTTAATCTTCTCTCTGTAGGTGTCTTATCTCTAATCACGCCTTTGCTTACTAAAGATTTGTATTCCTTTCTTGCACTCGCACGCTTATTTGAATAATCCGCATTGGCTTTCAAGGCCTCTTTTTCGAACTTTTCCTGTCCACGCTGTGTTTTCAGCGCTCTGTTACCTCTAAGTTTATCAACCGTGTAACCGCTTGAAATATCCCCAACACCTTTTAATTTAAGAAATTCATCCTCAGTAATAGCATTTGAAGGAATACCAACAGGATTTCTGAGTTTTGGAATAACTCCAAAACTTCCACCTCTTCCACCCATTTTACCACTCCTTAGGCTTTTTAAAACTCACTTTATGTGTACCTTTAAATTCTTTTTCATAAAGTGCGCTACTTCTGTCTGTATAAGTTGCTCCGTTCCAGTACCTTTTTATAACCTTGCCTGTTATATCAGTAAATTCAACAATGCCTGATTTTTTAGCTTTACCCTCTTGCAAAGCAAAATTAAACTGTTTCGCATTCTCTTTAAATGCGGCTAAAGGACTTACAGAATAATTTTTATGACCACCTAAGTTTCCGCCTCTTCCGCCCATTATTCTGACCTCCTGAATTTTTCCTGAAATGATTTGATGTTGATGATGTTTCCAACACATTCTTCGGGGACTTTGCCGTAGAAGATGACCGTTTCAGGCTGTAAGCGTTCAATCATATCTTTGTAACCTTTCAAAAACAGTTCTTTGGCAATCTTGTTTTTCTGAGTGCCGACACTCGACACGGCGACTGTTCCGCCGCAAGGCTCGCCGTCAAAGCACCATTCAAAACTCTTTTCGTCGCTCCAACAAATTGTTGGTATTACTTCAATACCATAAAGCTGTAAATATGCGCCTATCCAATGTTTGCGATAGTGGTTATAAATCTGCAACGCTTTCGGATAATCAGCGTAAAGGCTAAAATCAGGTGATAACACACAATTGAATTTTTGTAGCCTCTCAATGTACCTGTCGGGTGTATTCCATAATCTTTGGAACTGGTAATCGTCCAAAAAGAAATGCACACCGCAGTTGTTCTGCTTACTGCTCAAAACTTCATTAAATCCGATAAAGTTGTTTTCTGTAATTTTTGTAGGCTCAATAATCGGGATGTCATATTCTCCTGCACCCTGAAAAATCGCTCTTGTGCTATTTTCGTAACCTGTACCGCATTTGTCTTTATACATTAATTCCACCCCGCAAAAGCAAAACCGCCCTCAACGAGAGCGGTCTGCCGTTATTTTTGAAAAAGGAGAACTACAAAATGTCTCTTATTATCAATTTCTTCATTTTATATTATACTGCACCTAAACCGAAAAACCGAACAACTTTTACCAACGGTGGCGGTTGCACATAATTCTTATGTTATCCGGTGTATTTATTCCGCCTGTATCAACTGCTATCTTCGCCCAGCTGTATCGCAGGCTAAGGTGCATAAACAAGCAGTTCTCCACAAAATCGTCACGAGATAGGCTGTTGAGCGCTGCGTTTCGGCGGATTTCAAGATTTTGTATCTCTCTCTGAATATCTGCAATCTGCACCACCGCATTGCCGACTTTGTCAGATGTTTGACCTGCACTCGGTAAATCCGACAGCTTAGGCGATGTATTGTCAGCCTCGGCGGCTATGCGTGCAATCTTAGCTTTTAACCTCGTAATTTCTCGGTTTATGTCTTTGATTTCTTTTGCGGTCAAGTTATCACCTCCAAATCGTCAAAGTAGTCTGAAACAATTTGAAATGCAATCAGCATTCCCTCGCTTATGTAATAATGCTTGTCTTTTCGGCTTTTGGTGTCATTAAATCCGTTCATCTTCTCCTGTTCACTTTCTATGCGTTCGAATATTTCAGCTTTTAATTCGTCAAGTGTCATTAATTTTCACCCCCCAGTCTTCTTTCAAGCCTCTCAATTTTTTTCTTTTTGTAATCGTTAATTTTATCTTCACTTTTGTAAAAAATCATCTTGCATTGTTCAAGCATAATTTCAACATCTGCTATTTCTTCAAAAATGTTTTCAAAAATTTCCGAGTTATCGTCAGTGAATTTAGATGTAAGAATTTTACACAAAGCCTGTGACAATTCAGACAGTTCCTCAACTGTCTTTATTACTTGATTTACTCTACCGTAGCTATCAATAGCCAATTGCATAATTTCTTTTGATGTCATTGTTTTTTTATTCTCCTTTCAGCAGTTCCGGATTATCGTAGATGTTGCCGATAACTTCAATATCTCTTGAACAATAGTGTCTGCCCAATCCATCATAGATTAAATTATACACAAATCCAAATTCAGTTTCATCAACATCGTACTGAACGATTCCATAGTCGTCACCATCCGAGCGGTAAAGAAAATCAATGATATCACCCTCAAAGATTTTCGTGCCATTCTTGTCAGTCATTCCTGTGTACTGACCTATTGTGTCGCTTTCAATATGCCACACATTTGAACTATCGTTCTTGTATGGCTCTTTGATTACCAAGCCTTTGGGTTCAATACTCAAAAAGCCGTACTTCCATTCGTTCCCGAATTTTCCTCTGAATAATATTTCTCTCATTTATATTCTCCTTTTATTGTTCAGTATCGCATATTTCCTCTGAGCTTGCTTAATTCTCGCGGTTCTGCAGTCCTTACAAATGTCATTGCTTTTTCGTTCATAAAAGGTAATTCCACACCTTTTGCAGAATTGTGGTTCTATTCTATTAAATGATGTGCAGCTGTCACAGTCTTTTTCGTTTGCCGTGCAGCCTTTGACGCTGTCCCAGTGTGTGCAATATTCCTTCTGCCAGAAATCAGCGTACTCACTCTCAACATTTGAGTTCTCTTTCGCAACACATTTAATTTCACCTGCAAGCATAGATAACAAGACTTTTATCTTCTCCTTGTCCTCTTCAGACATAAACCTCTTGTATTTAATCGTCCTGTCCGGAAGATTATCGCCAAACTGACCATTGCCAATGTATGCTCTTACCTTATCAAGCCTTTCAGTCAAGTAATAGTCAAATACTCGACCTCTGATAGCTTTAACAGATTTGCCAAGCACATCTGACATTTCTTCATACTTATAGCCTGATTTAATCATTTCACCAAGCTTCTTAAATTCTTCAGCCGTCCACTTTATGTGATTATTTGCCTTAACTGGTCGCTCCTTAATATCAATGTCTAATATTCTTCTCTGTATTGCTCCTTCCGTTCTATTAAGCAGTATCGATAATTCTCTATAGCTATATTTATGTTCAGCAAGAAATTTCTTAAGTCGCTCATCTTCAACAGTAGTCCAAGGTGATGTAATAAATTTATAGCTGTGCCTTATATCAGTTCTTCGCTTTTTATCAACCCAATCAGGTTCTACACCAAGATAATACTTTTCAAATTTAGAGAAATTCAAAAAGCTCTGATTCTTGTATGCCCATTCCCAAAATTCATCAATATAAACTACCTCAAACTTTTCTTTCTGCCTGCAAATCGTATGCAAAGGAAGACCTCTATTTTGTGCCCAAGAAATTTTGATGTAACCTCCGCTACTTTGATTACCATAAACAGCTTCGCTCAAATATGATAAAGTTACATATCTTTCTCCACAGCTCAGAAAAGTTCCAAGCTTTAATTTATTAACTTTGTTAAGTACCGAATAAACAGAGCGTGATAAATGTTTTGTAATGTTTTTTACACTAACATTTCCCCACACATTCCGTAAGTAATCAACCTCTTCCTACGTCCAGTTCCTTCTCATTTTTTACCTGCCTTTTTCTTTTTTCCTGCTTTCTCGCTGTCCCACACGCTGTCTACATAATCGTCGCTAAGTGTACTTTTGTAATTCACAGAGTTAAGATGTTTTTGTATGTGCTCGTTATAACGACCGCTTGCTTTTGCTTCATTTAATATGCTTTGAACATCCTCTTCGCTTCTGTTCAAATCCGTTGCAATGCGTGATATCGAATCACCTCTGTATGTATATAAACATATTAAAAATTCTGTATCGGTTGTCGGCGGTCTGTTTAACTGCTCTTTTCTGTGTAGCGCCGCCTCGGTTTTGGCTTTACTGACACAAGCTGAACAATATTTTGTTGTTTTTGCTCTTGCGGTAAATTTGTTACCGCATATTTGACATATAGCTGAATACATTTATTTCATCTCCTACAAATCTTCAAGTCTGCAATACAACAATGCAGAATTAGCGTTTAAATCCTTTATTTCAGCCTGATAATAAAACTTTCCTGTTATGCCTCGTCTGATGATACAGCCTGTCAGAATGTATTTTGCGCCGTTGTAAAGCACCTTTCGCCCAAGACTGCGTTTAACCTGCGAGATGTTCATAACTGTTCAATCCTTATGTAAATGCCCGGCACATCTGCCCAAAGCTTTTCGCATATCTCGCTTGCCACAAGTGCGTCATCTGTCCAAAATCCGCAGAGCGTCATACAGTCCTTGAGCATTTTTTGCAGGTTATCTGTGTCGGGTTTTGTAATACGATACTCACCGTCTTTGTGTCTGCCTTTTGGAAAAAGCCAGCTTACCCTCAGCCTTACACCACTATCATACGGCTTTAGCGGTCTATGCTGTTTTAGATGAGCCACAAGTAAAGCCTTAGCCGATTTTATTCTCGGTGAATCGTAAAATACCGGCTTGCCCTTAACGGTCCTTACTCTGCGTTCCTGAGCTGTTACAGTCGGCACTTTTTCCATTTTCATAAAAAATTCTGTTACTGATTTATCCATAGTAAAACCTCTGATTTTTGCTTTTATCCTTTGAAATGTAAATCTTATGCGTTCTTGTCATTTCGGCTATGCGGCTGCCTAATGCCTCGTCAATTGCCGCAATTTCGTTTATGGAAAGTTCGGAGCTTATCACTGTTGGCAGCTGCTCATTGTAGCGGTGGTTTATGATTTTAAAGGTTGTATTCACATCGGCGTTGCTTATTCCCTCGCCGCTGCGTGTTTTGAAAAAATCGTCAATATACAGCACACCGGCATTTTTTACATTGCTCATAAGTTTTTCGTACTGCTCAGCGTTTGTTACTGCTTGCTTAATAGCCGTTATGTCATCGCCCCAAAGCATATACCTTGCGGATCTGCCCTGCTTTAACAGCGAACCGATTATTGCGGTGCAAATATGCGTTTTACCGCAGCCCGACTGGCCGCCGATGTAAAACCAATCTACAGGATTGTTTGCGAAATCCTCGGCACATTTCTTTATGTAAGCCTGCCATTCGCTCTTGACAATATATGTTCCGAAATTGTACCTTTCAATCAGCCTTGCAAGTCCGCTTTTCTTAATTCTCTTAAGCTCTGCTCTCACCTTTAAGCACTCGCAGGGTCGGCTAACCACCTCAAAGGTTTCTGTAGCGCAAAAATCCCTTTTTACTGTGCTGTATATCGTACCCTTGTTTTTGCATTTATCGCAGTCATAGCCTGTCAGCCTGCCTGTTTGCGCATTAAAAATATCCGCCTCTCGCTGTGCCTTTTCCTCTGCCGTAAGCTCAGAGTACAACCTCGCCTGTGTTAAACGCTCCTGTGCTCCGTTTTTTGGCAGGTACTTTTGAATTATTCTTTCGTATGCTGTCAACTTCATCACTCCTCTTTAATAACCAACGGTTTATATAATTCTCGATATCATCAAGTGTTTTTCTGCTGTCGGGGTGCAGCTCAAAATACTTAGACATCTTTACGAGTTCGTTTTCAACATCAATCAATGTGTAAATATTTTTAAAATTATTCAGCTGAGAAAATGTCACTTGATAAGTGCTTTCTTCTTTTAACAATAAAGAAATAAAAACATCGCTTTTCTTTTCTTTTTCTTTACTTTCCTTTACTTTACTTTTCTTTATGTCATTCTCGGCGAGATTATTCCCATTTTCGGAGAGATTATGCTCATTTTCGGGTACAATTATATAAGCCTTTGTTTCATCTTCTTTCAAAAGCCAGTAATCTTTATTAATTGTGCGACCTCGCTTAGAGCGTTTCTCAATAGCGTACATATACCGTTCTTGCATCATTTTGTTTGTCAGTATTCTCTCCCTATCAAACAGCCCGTTGTCAAACAGCCCAATTTGTAAGCAAAGCTGTACTACCTGTTTTACCGTATCTGATTTAATTCCACCGCTCATTCGTTTCGCTATTGCGGCCGCACTGGTTTTTTCTCGCCACTCATAGTAATAACCATTAGTGGCATATGCTTTCGTGCAAATATAGAAGAACACGCCAAAGCCGCTCCATCCCTGTGCATCGATAAGCACATCAAATCTCTCATCGTCATCGAAAATGTGAACATCCCAAGCGGCAAAGTCTAAACCTTGCTTTGGTTGTCCAGCCATTACATCACTCCTATTCAATTTAATCTTCGTGAGAATCTTCGTGAGTATGCATATAAATAAACGAGCTGTACTCGCACATATTTTTATAAAGCCATTCGTCCGCCTGCTGCTTTGATAAATGCGTTTTAAGCACTCTGTCCTCGTACATATAGCCGCCGCAGGCTGTTTTTTCTTTCATTCGTTTTATAATTTCGTCTTTATCGTAATTAGCCTCTATTAAATAGAGTTCGTAGCCCTTAGCTCTGATATGCTCAAGGCTGTTTGTATCTGTAGCGTAAATCACTCTGAATGTATCGCCATAGTTCGATTTAATAAAAATCTTCCACGCACAATTTTGCACATCATGTATGAGCATTTCGTTTTCAAATGTAACAGCTCCTATTTGGTACCATTTTCGTGGTTCTGTAATAAAAGAGCTTTTAAAAATAAAATCCGAACAGTCTTTATACAAAGCGCCTGCAAGGTAGCGGTTATATATCACCTTAATGCTCGGGTGCTCTGTGCAAAGCCTGCGTAATGTGCTTGTGTTTAAGTGGTCGCTGTGCCGATGCGTAAGAAAAATATATTTTATCCTATCGGCTAAAGCCGACAGTCGGCAGTAAGGCACACCGCAGTCAATCAAGATCTGATTATCAAGCAAAACCGCATTGCCTTTACTGCCTGTCGAGATTATTTTTAAGTTAATCATTCTGCAAGGTCGTCAATCGAAAACGGCTCACTTTCGACGGACATTACAGGCGGTTCTTCCTCAAACGGCGGTATATCGTCTAAATTCGGCTCTGTATCGTATTCCTCGCTCACCTCATAATCAACGCTGCCGTCGCTGTTAATTGCGTGTGTGTCAGCCTCAAAAGCATTTTGCATTTCCACGCTCATTACGCCCCACTTTGAAATAAGCTGTCTAAGCATTGTTTTCTTTGCCATACTGTCAAAATCCTTTGCCCAAAAGGTGTATGAAGTACCTTTATTTACATCGTTTTTGTAACCTGCCGAGTATCTGATAGCATGTTCTTTCATCTTCTCTTTGCTCCAATAAAGAGCCTTTTCGAAGCCGTTTATATATCTGAAACAAGCGTAATATCCAATGGTTTTTGCAACCGCTCTTTCGCTTTCATCTGAAATGAGTTTTACCTCAATTTCCTCCGTAAGCGGATTCCAACTAACAAGCTCACCCTCTTTAATTTCAACAACATTAAGTCGCTTGTACTGGCCGCTACGAATAGCAAGCTGAATATAGCCACGATAGCCGAGTACGAATGTAGCAACTGTTCTGTTGTTCTTTCTGTCGTTAAACGGCACCAAGTAATACTGTCCGAGCTGTGGTGACGGTGGAAGTCCGAGAGAGTGACCGCAGAGTGCCGCAGAAAGAATAGTACCGGCATCGCACTTTTCAAGTTCCTTGTTGGTACTTACTACGGAAGTAATTGCGGCTGAAAATTTCTGAATTTCCTTATGGCTTTTAAGTGAATTTGCAAGTGCCTGCTGAAATCCCTTCGTGCTAAGCATAGCCGAAAATTTGGGCTTTCCCTGCATTGCTGTGTTGCTTGATTTTGTCATATTATAATTACTCATATTTTAAACCTCTTTCATTAATTAACTGTTTTACCGCCAAGGCAAAGTCTTTAAGCTGTGTTTTTGTTCCGTAAACCGTAAAGCTAAGCGGATATCTTTTTTCATCTGCCTTTGCAGGCTGTTCTTCTTCAACCGGTGCGGCCACCTCGGTAGGAACATTAGCTGTAAACGGCTCATATTCCTTAATATTAATCTGCTCGTTAAGCTCTGCCTTTTTGCGTTCGAGCTGTTCTGCCTCTGCCCTTGCTTTTTCTTCTTCAATAGCCTTGTATCTTTCGGTTACGGAAGTTATTGCAGCAGATACATTCAAAGTTTGCTTGTACTCGTACAGAATTTCGTCTTTATGCTCCTGCACTGCAATGAGCTTTATGTCGTCCATAACCTTGTCAAGAAAAGCCTTGATTGTTTCTCTGAGCTTTTTAAGCGTAACCGTCATCGTAATGCTCAAGCCGACTTGCTCGTACTTTACAAAATCAATGCCGAGCGTTTGGGCGTACTCGTTAAAATACGCTTTTGATTTATCGTGCTTTTCCTGTTTAAGCCCTTGCTCGATAGCCTCAATCTTGCTCTTTAATGCTGAATCAGCTTTTTTATAAGGTGTGGAAATACACTCCTTATACACGCTTTCAAAATGCTCGTACGGTGTCATTACCTCGGACTTAACGGTTTTTCTCTGACTTTCAAACTCGGCAAGCTCTTTGTTGAGAGCCGAACGAATTTTCTTTACTTCCTTGTAATTCTCGTCCGTACAAACCATTGAACAAGCAACATTTACTTTGTGCTCGATTTCTGCCTTTACAGATTCAAGTTTTTCAATGATAATCGGTATCTGCTTAACTACAATAAGCTGCTCTGGTTCGTTTTCTGTAACCTCGGTAGGCTGAATAGCAACCTCATCAGCCTCGTCGGATGTTTCAAGTAAATTAACTGGTCCAATAATCTTAGTCATAATAATCTCCTTCTTCAATATCGTCTGATGACCATTCTTCCTCTGTAATCCCGTGGAATGCGTCAGCACATTCGCGAGAGCAGAAAATATCATCGTTTGTATCTCTAAAATAATTGTAATCGTATCTAAGTTCGTCATTGCACATTTTGCAATGACCCATTACAGGAGGCTCTGGGGCATTCGGGCAAGAAGCTTTGCAGGGCGAACTCAAACATATATCACATGACTGCAATATTTTCATCCTCCTACTATTGATTTTTTTATTGTTTGTGATATAATAATAGTAGTTTAAATTTCTTTAGCTCTTATCCCACATTGCAAGGCTCACGCAATGTGGGATATTCTTTTGCAACTAAACAAATCAAACATTGTTGATGAATACCTTTCAGCTCTAATTTCTTCAAGTACAAGCTGATTTAAATAATCACTTTTCAGTCTCAAACCATTTGCATCACCAAAACGATTTACTATAACTGCAAGTTTATTCTTTGCTTGTGCTCTTGCAATTTCAAATTCGCTTTCTGAACATATGTGACCGTTCCTGCTTATAAATTCAAGATATGTCATCCGTTACACCTCCTCATCAGATAAGGCACCTTTTAAGCACCTAATAAACTTCTTGCAATTGTGAGCCGCACGCTTAATGCCTGTTGCTCTATTGTTTAGCTTGTGCCTGTCAAGGCTTTCCTTGACTTCTGCAACATAGTTTAAAATGTCCTCAAGCCTTTCAGCCGTAACGGTGTCAAGTCCCTGCAAGACTATAACCTCGCCGTCTTTGATGCAGATTTGTAAGTTTTCAAGCTTACTCATATCCGTTTGCTCCTTTCTTGAGATTTTCGAGCAGTTCACGCTCTATAATCACACAGTCCCTCAGATAGCATTTTGTCTTGCTGTTAATGCCATAGACTGTATTATCATCTAAACAAATTGCTGTTTCGTATGATACTTTCATCATAAAGCGTCCTAAATCATCAGAGAACACATCTCCGATTTCAACCTCCTTAAACGAATACGATTTAGATTTGTTGATAATTACTTCCATCTTTTTTTATTCCCTCCTGCGTTTCGTTGTAAGCCTTTTCGAAGTAAGCCTTTGCGTCCTCTTTAGATATTCTCCACTCACCGAACATCTTTGCCGCCGGCAAAACGCCCGACTGTGCTTTTTTCTTTAAACAATCAACCGAGAACCCCCAAAGGGTTGCCAGCAACGGCAAATCTATGTAGAGTGGGACATCGTCCCAGTTGGTTACTGTTTTCTTAGATTTTGGCATATATACCCTCCTTATAAATTTATTGCCTTACACCTCTGTTATCCTCTGTAATTTTGTCTGATACGATTTCAACCTTTTCCACATTTGCAACGCTGAGTGCCAGCTTGAGCAGTACCACATCGCCTACTGTTCGGGTAATCTGATAGCTTGTAACATACGGGATTTCTGTTCCGTCAATTTCAAGAAGAAACTTGTCCTTTGTGTCAATAAGTTTAAGTTTTGCCATTTTCCTCACCTCCTCGATTTTTGTTGTATTATTTGTAATTAGATGTTACAATATTTTCAATACTATACTGAAAAATATGATTGAAGAACAAAAAGCTACTCATCAGTCGCAAACTTAAAATGAAAATTGAAAAACTCAAGCTGATTAATTGTATCTTGCAGTTCGTCAGCTTGTTTTTTTGCCTTATTTATAAGGCATTTAAACTCCTGAATATTTGTTGCAGATATATAAAGTGTTCCGTCATTTGCATAGTTGCCAATCATTTTTCCTCCCATCTTCTCACCTCCTTACGCTGTTTTCTGCTGTTTAAAAGCCCTTAATGTGAAAAAACATTGACAAAATACAAATATTTTTGTATTATTGTTATAAAATGTATTTTTCATAGAAAGGAACAGCACTATGGATAGCTTAAACTTCAATACTAATGTAAATAATGACATAACACCTGACATTTCACAGATGTTACAAGCTCTCGAACTATTTTCAAAGAAAATGTCAACCGATATACAAAAAAACATTACTCCGATTATCGACAAATTTTCTAAACAAGTTTTTGACAATCTTAGTCTTTCACTTGAAAAATCACTTGTAAAGCCTCTTAATGAAATAAAAACGCAGATTGTTATTCCGGTTGATGCACTTGAAAACATGAAGAAAGCAATGGATTATTATGTTAAAAGCCTTAATATTCCACAAGGGGAAAAAGAAATTGAAGTAGAATTTAGCGATGAACAACTGGAAACTTTGGAAGCTGTACATATCCCTATTGATGATTATGCTAAATCCTCAACCTCTGATAAAAACAAAAAAACAATGTCAATAAAAGCATTATCTACTGTAATTTTATTAATTATCGCCATATTTAATATTTCTTCAGACTGTGTTTCATTAAATACAGCCCTTGTAGAAAATAACACCGCAATTATCAATAACGATACTGCTCATACCGAGTACCAAACTGCTATTGTTAACAATGATACTGCTAAACTTCAAAGTCAATCACAAGATGACCAAGTTGAGCAATTAAGCAAAATTGTAGTTAATCTTATCGATACATACAACCAAGCTACTGCTGACGAAATCACTTCAAATTAGCACCCGAAATTACAGAACAAAGAAGCTTTGTAAGATTTTGAATTTCGGCTTTAAGTACTTTTATCTCTTTATTCTGCCATACAAAAGCAAGACCTACCAAAATACAACCAATCGCTCTTGCGACTACTTCAATTAAATATCCGATATCCGCTGCACCCATCTTCTCACCTCCTCGGTTAAACTATAAAGCTGATTAGAAACATACTCTATTCAGTTTTTTTGTTGATTATAAGTTCAGTTTTCTAAACTTTAGGTGTAAAAAAATAAGTTGAAATATCCTCTTTCTTTAATCCAAGAATATCAACTGATTTGATAATCTCTGTCTGTGAAAAATCACTTGCATTGTTGATTTTCGCCGACAAAGTGTTGCTTGAGCAGCCTAAACTCTTAGCGAAGTTGAAACAAGTCCCACACTTCTCCTTAATTCTGCCTTTGAGCTTGCTGTAGTCAAAAGCTGGATTGTTCATTTGTAGTCACCTCCTGTTTAGTTTTTCTAAACTAAGTATAACCCATTAAAAATCATTTGTCAATACAAAATTTCAATTTTTCTAAACAATTTTAAAAAATATCTTGATTTTTTCTAAACTTTATTATATAATGCAAGTAAAGACGAGGTGAAACATATGGCTGAATTTTATAAACAGTTATTAAAAGCTATGGAGTTAAAAGGTATAACTCAAACTGAATTATGCAAAAGAACACAAATACCTAAATCCGCTATGAGCCAATATATGTCAGGAAAGTTCAAACCTAAGCAAACTCGCACATATTTAATAGCTAAAGCTTTAAATGTAAGTGAGGCTTGGCTTATGGGATTTGACGATGTTTCAATGGAAAGAGAAACGGCTTCTAATTCTGAAGAAATTAGCAATATAGTAAAACGCTTAAAAGAAAGTATCTTAAACTCAGGTTATTCATATGCTGAGTTGGAAAAATTAACAGGCATTTCGAGATCATCTCTACAAAGGTATGCGAATGGCGTTACAGCTAAAATACCAATAGATGCAATACAAACAATAGCTAAAGCTGTTGGTGTTGAGGCTGAGTATATAATGGGCTGGACAGATTCAGACCTTACCCACATCAAAAATATAGAGCCGATACCTACAATGGTTAAAGTTCCTTTATTAGGCACAATAGCCTGTGGTGAGCCTATTCTTGCAGAAGAAAATATAGAGGACTACATAAATATGCCCGAAAAAGCAAAAGGCACATTTGCTTTACGGTGCAAAGGCGACAGTATGATTAATGCTCGCATATTTGACGGAGATATAGTAT